GATGCAGATCACCCTGCACGTGCACGACCGGCTCTCTCTCGATGTCCGTGGGCACCGTGAGGCGAGCAACTGGGAGGTCGCCTTCTTTAGGCGTTGACCACCGATCGGCACAGCAACACCTCACACGTAGATCCCCGGTCGTCGGATCGGGATGGTGTGACCTCAAGCGCGAAACACCCGACTGAACTGCCCTCAGTGCGGCGGGTGTTGGCCAGGCGTGGCGGCCTGGTCCTGATGAGCAGCCACCTACCGAGAGATGAGAGACATGATCCCGATCAAGGCCGACGACAAGACCCGCGAGCAGTACGTGCGGAACATCATCACCACGTGGCTGGATGCCTCCTCTGAGCAGGAGGAGCAGGGTCGGGACTGGTACCCGAGCGCACACCGCCTGGCCGCGTCGATGACGGACGGGAAGGTCATGGTCGGGGCCGGCCTCCTGGCCGCGCTGTCCCCTCAGACGGCATGGTGGCTGAACATCGAGCTGGCCACGGAGGCGTACGACTCGGGCACCCCGGCGAGGCACACGGGAGACTGCCTGACCAAGGCGGCCAAGATCCTGGCGGGTGTCGACCCGCAGGATGTGCTGCCCATGGACCGCAAGACCGGCCACTTCTACCGCTCGATACTCGATCCGACGGACGCGGACGCGGTCTGCATCGACCGCCACGCCCACGACATCGCGGTGGGGGAGGAGTACGGCATCAAGGACCGGGGCCTCAGCTCCAAGGGTCGGTACGAACTGCTCGCGAGCTCCTACCGGGAGGCGGCCCGACGCCTGGGTGAGCTGCCCTCGGTGGTCCAGGCGGTGACCTGGGTCGTGTGGCGAGAGCGCCTGGTCGGGACGTCCACGCGGGGAACCATGTTCGCTACTGCTGCGTAAGTGTGCAAGTGTCGCAAGCCGAAACCGCGAGAGGCGGTCGGGGTGGGGTGGCTCCCGCTCCCTGATGATGGCAGCCATGAGTGTGAAGGTGTGACCGAGATGATCCCCAGCAACGTAGTGCGGTGCCCGAACGACAACGGCCCGATCCTGTACCCGCTGAAGCCCGGCCCGTACAAGTGCGAGACCTGCGGTGGGGGACTGAAGAGCGGGCAGCGCCCCGACCCCGGCGCGTACTGGTCCGAGAGCTACGGATACCTGGCCCTCTTCGAGGTCGAGGAGGACGAGCGGGACAGCGACGAGGAGATCGGGGATCTGTACTCCGCGCTCGGAGTCTTCGCCCGCATCCTCGGCGACCAGATGACGGCACACGGAGTGGGCGGCCACTTCACCTGCACCGAGGCGGAGGATCTGGCCCGCGTGCTGGTCGAGACCGGCCACAAGCACGCCGCGATGACCTTCCTGGAGGGCCACGCCTACGGCGACGACGACCCCGACGACCTGCACGCAGACGTCAAGGACTACGAGGCGTGGGTCCTGGAGCTGGCAGGTAAGCCGGTGCCCGTGCTGATCGAGGGACCGAAGCCCAAGCCCCTGCCCGCGACCCCGCTCCCGGTCGTGACGACCGAGGAACTGCTCGACCTGCTGAACCTGAACTGACCCAAGGCGAAACCCCTGGAAGGGGGTCCGGGGTGGGTGGCATCCCCCCGCTGATGAGCCTGCCGAACCAAGAGGAGAACCACAGTGACCCCCAAGTTCCGCACCCACGACGCGATCGTCCGCGACTCGAAGCGCACCGACAAGGCGAGGACGCTGGCCCGCAAGGTGATCCGGGAGAACAAGTACGAGGGCACCGAGGCCGTCGTCCGCATCAACGCCAACGCCTGACCGGGGGAGAGACCGCAATGCCCAGCACCGAAGAGATCAAGCGGTACGTCACGGACCAGGTGGCGCAGGACATCATCGACACCGCCTCGTACGGAGGCATCACCTACTGGGCGACGGAGCCCACCGCGGAGGAGTTCGCCGGCCTGCCCGAGGGCAAGACGTGGACGATCACCGAGGGCACCGCGCCGCACCCGATCTTCGCCTTCGATGACGTGCGTGAGGTCGAGGGAGTCCACTACCTGAGCGCCGACGACATCCGCGAGGCGTACGCCAAGCTGCTCGACATCGACCAGGCGTACGTGAACCGGGAGTACCACGGCTACGTCATCGAGTCGTGGATGGACCGGGACGACAAGCAGGGCATCGACGCCGGGCACATCGACGCGGGCACGGCTGACGTCCTGGTCCAGCTCGCCGCGCTGGGGGAGATCCGCTACGGCTGAGGGAAGTGTGCAACCTGCGCACCTGTGATACTGTAACCACATCAAGGCGAAACCACCCGAGGGGGTGGTCGGGCGGGGAGGACCCCCGCTCCTGACGAGCCAACCCTTGTGAAGGCGAGACCGATGGACACCATCGAGAAGATCAACCACTACGACCCCCCGACCCTGGCCCGCCTCGCCCAGTGCGCCGAGCCCGACTCGCGAGTGAGTGAGGGCGCCGACTTCCTCGCCCTCGTACGGGACAAGGTGGTCGACCTGGTCCAGGAGTACGGGGAGGTGGCCCCCTACCGCGAGGCCATCCAGGACGCCGCCGCCGACATCGGTAGCGAGGCCGAGCCCAGCGTGAAGTGGCGCCGGTTCGTGGACCTGAGTGCCTACAAGGAGAACGTCACCGAGTTCGGTCGGCCCAGCCCGGACACCCCCGAAGGACACGCCGACCTGGCCCTGTTCTTCATCGGGTTCCGCCTGGCCAGTGCACTGCTTACCGAGATCCAGAAGGGCTGAGACATGGGACGCATGAAGGACATCGCCATCGACCTGATGAGCTTCGAGTCGGACGAGCTGGAGATCGACGAGATCGTGCAGCTCTTCGCCTTCCTCATCCGCAGCGGTCTGGTGTGGACGTTGCAGGGTTGGTACGGGCGAGCCGCCCTGGACCTGATCGACGCCGGGATCATCAGCTCGGAGGGCGAGATCCTGACGGAGCTGGTGCCCGGATGAGTGACCTGCCCCGACAGCTCAGTGCGCGTGTCGACGAGGAACTGGCCCGCCACATCCAGACGCTGGCCCCGACGGGCCTGAGCTACAGCGACATCATCAAGCGGGCGGTCGCCCAGTTCGCCCTGACGTACTCGGTGGCCGTAGACCACGGCGTCGCCAAGCCGCACGAGATCCCGAGGCTGACCGCCTTCAAGTTCGAGCTCCCTCCCCTCTGGCAGCCGCCGAGAACCGGAGCGATCACCCTTCCCCCGCTGAACCTGACCAAGGAGAACTGACCATGAACCTCACCGCCAAGATCGCCACCGTCGTCGCCCTCGCCACCGGGTTCCTGCTCGGCTCGGCCACCTCGACCAGCCCGACCGACCAGGTGGAGGTGGAGTCGGTGGCCACGGTCATCAGCTCGCCGGCCTCCCTCCCGACCCGCCCGTGCGCTGACGACAGCGACGACCGCAACTGCTACTGGGACGCGGGCAAGCAGGGCAACGGCAAGGGGTACTCGTACTACGTCGACCGCGCAGGCAAGGTGACGTACCTGAACCCGAAGCTGAACGACCCGGCCAAGCGTGCGGCGTGGACCAAGACGAACAAGGCCGCGCACCGCGAGTACTGGGGCACCGTGTGGGGGCACCGCCTGTGCTGGGCGAAGGTCGGCGACACCTCGTACATCTACTGCTTCGACGGTCACCGCGAAACGTCCTGACTGAGTGTGCAAGTGTGCCGAAACCTCCTGAAGGGAGGTCGGGGTGGGGTGGCGCCCACCTCCTGATGAGGCAGCCGTGATGAGGGGAGCACCACCGTGAGCGAGAAGCGCAGCCGACTCGGCAAGAACGAGGTCTCGGGACTGGGCAAGCTGTACCTGCATGGCGGCCAGGCCCTGAAGCGTGACGACCTGGGCCTGAGCAACGCCGAGTACTCCGTGTTCGCGAAGCTGGCCTGGTTCGGCCTGGCCAAGCGCGAGCAGGAGCAGAGGTGGACGATCACCGACCTGGGCATCGCGTTCGTCGAAGGCCGGGCCCGTGTGCAGGCGGTCGCCCTCACCGTCGCCCGTGAGTTCGCCGGCCTGACGGGTGAGCTGGTCAAGGCGAGCGACGTCAACGACTCCTTCTACTTCGGGACGGTCTGACATGACCGACCTGATCGTCGGCCTCAGCGGATACGCGAGGTCGGGCAAGAACACCGCGGCTGACGCCCTGATCCAGCGAGGCTGGAGGCAGGCGGGCTACGCCGACAAGCTCAAGCAGTTCTTGTATGCGGTCAATCCCTTGATCCCTGGGCACTACGGTGCCGGGAGCCTGCGCCTGCGGCAGCTCGTCGACTCGACCGGCTGGGACTACGCGAAGACCGCGTACCCGGAGGTCCGGTCCCTGCTCCAGCGCACGGGCACCGAGGCAGGCCGGCGAGTGCTCGGTGATGACGTGTGGGTCGAGGCCCTGTACGCCGACCACAAGGACGCGGCCGGCCTGGTCGTGACCGACGTCCGCTTCGAGAACGAAGCGCGGGCAGTGGCTGACCGGGGTGGCGTGATGATCCGGGTCGAGAGGCCGGGCGTGGGCCCGACCAAGGACAAGTACGGCCGAGCGCACATCAGTGAGACCGCGCTCGACAACTGGCCCTTCGACCACGTGCTGGTCAACGACGGGTCGGTGGATGACTTGCACGCCAAGCTGCACGGCGTCGCCGAACTTGTGCAAGTGTGACGGTGTGATACTGTGACACTCACAAAGCCGAGCGAGAAGGAGGTGCAAGATCAGGATCACCCCGAGGGCGCACGAACTGAAGAAGGTGGTCGACATCCTCGAAGACCCGACGTTCGACAGCCCGGAGCAACTGGCCAAGGCTGTGATCAAGGAGGTCGGGGACATGCTCCAGATGCGGGACCTGTTCGTGATGGTCCACAAGTGGGCGGACGGCAGCAAGGGCCTGAACTTCGGACCCTTCGGCGCCGTCGCCGAGGCGGAGAGCTTCGCCAAGAAGATGAGCTTCGGAGGTACCGGCCGAGTGGTGCCCCTGACTTCGTCGGGGATCATGCTCGCCAACCACGACGGCAAGAAGGACGGGTGGCCCGGCTACTGCTGGAACCCCGAGTGTGGACACGCCCCCTGGATGCACGGGATCGACGGCGCAAGCCGTGGCAAGTGCCACCTGGAAGTGTGCGAGTGTGACAAGTTCGTCAAGGACGATCCCGCACTGAAGGCGAGGAAGAAGGCGCCCGCCAAGCGAGGCGCCGCGAAGGGAGTCAACGAACTGTGACCTGCAACTGGATGAGCTGCCCATGTGGAGGCAAGCGGGGATTCCTGACCGAGCGAGACGCAGAGAAGGCGCTCGGCCGAGCCCGAGCCAAGCGGAGCCGACAGGGTGAGGCGCGGGGCACCATGCGGGGACTGAAGGTGGAGTCCCGCTGGTACCAGTGCGACGAGGGTGGGTACCACCTGACGTCCGAGTCCCGCGCATCGTACGAGAACCGAATCAAGGAGGTAGCGAAGTGAGTGCAGGGTGGGACTGGATCGCTGAGGGGCAGCGCATCGCGGAAGCGTCGCGGAGCGTGGACATCGACGCCGTCAAGGCTGAGTCGATCGTGTTCGAGGAGGCGCCGGCCTCGACGACGGGCAGCCGCGGGTTCGTGGACGAGGTCCACTCCCTGAAGAACGAGGTCGACATCTGCCGGGCCGGCCACTGCGCCTCGGGCTACGAGGCGGTGCGCCTGGGGGATGAGGTGAAGAGGCTGAGGGCCCAGCTCGTCCGGCTCCAGGCCGGGCAGCCGAAGACGGTGGCCGCCCTGTACGAGGCCCTGTCTCACCTCGGGGAGGGTGTGTAAGTGTCGCTTCCCATCGGACCGCTTGACCCGGTCACCCCGGACGACGTGCTCATCGTCTACGGATTCCACCAAGCCCGCCTCCACCCCGAGTTCGACCGGAACAACGTCTACACCCTGCACGGGGTCGCCGCCTTCGGCCGGCTCAACGGACGCCAGCCCAAGCGGGTGTTCCACACCGGCCTCGGCCTGAGTCGCGAGGCAGACCGGCTGAGGCGCGAGCTCGCCGCCCTCGAAGGCAAGTACGGCACGACGGTGCACCACGTGAACGAGCTCTACATGTACGACGAGGAGACCCCCGCATCATGACCACCATCCAGACCCGCAATGACGTCACCGTCGAGCTCGTCAAGTCCAGCGCCACTGACTCCGACGTAGCCACCGCGGCCCGCGTCAGCACGGTGGGCGCCAGCCACGACCGCGTCGTCGACCTGACCCGAGACCAGGGCCTGATCAACTACCTGATGCGGGACCGGCACGGCAGCCCCTTCGAACACACCTCGTTCACCTTCTACGTCGAGGCCCCGCTGTTCGTGGCCCGCGAGCACATGCGTCACCGCGCCGGCCACTCGTACAACGAGGAGAGCGGACGCTACAAGGAACTGGCGCCCGTCTTCTACGTCCCCGACCAGGGGCGCAACCTGGTCCAGGTCGGCAAGCCTGGCGCCTACGTCTTCGAGCCCGGCAACGCAGGCCAGTACGACTGCATGTCCGCCTACATGACCAGCGCCTACACCGAGGCGTACGACGCCTACCAGGGCATGCTCGACGCAGGCATCGCCCGCGAGGTAGCCCGCATGGTGCTGCCGGTGGGCATCTTCACCTCGTACTACGTGACGTGCAACGCACGCAGCCTGATGCACTTCCTCGGACTGCGTACCCAGAGCGCGGTCGCCGCGCACCCCAGCTTCCCGCAACGCGAGATCGAGATGGTCGCCGAGCAGATGGAAGACCACCTCGCCGAGCAAATGCCCCTCACCTACGCCGCGTTCAACAGGAACAAGCGGGTGGCCCCGTGAGCGAGAGCCCCATCGTGAGCGTCGAGTGGCGCAAGACCAAGTGGACCCCCGCCGAGCGGGAACGACTCGCCCGCATCCTGCTGGGACCGATGGCGCGAAAGGACTGAAGTAGGTACAGTTACACACGGCCCCCACGCCCCCCGAGTCTTCCGATTCGGGGGGCTTCGACGTATTCGCATGCAGTCATGAGAGGGAACCCCATGTCCAGCAAGACCCTGCCGCGACAGCGGAAGGTGCTCCGCGTAGCCATCTACCTGCGCGTATCCACGACCAAGCAGCTCGACGGTTACGGCCTCGATGTGCAAGACGAGCGATGCCGCGAATGGGTCCAGTACAAGCTGAAGAACACGCCGCACACCATCGTGGACGTCTACTGCGACGGGGGAGTGTCCGGCAAACTTGCACACCGCGAGAACCTGGACCGCCTGACGGCCGACATCGAGGCCGGACTCGTCGACGTGGTCGTCTTCGCCAAGCTGGACCGCATCGGCCGCACGATGCGCAACATCCACCGCTGGGTCTACGACGTCACCGACTTCGGCGTCCGCGTCGCCACCGCGGACGGACGCATCGACTCCCAGGACGACATGTTCGGGATTCAGCTCTCCCTCCTGGCGTACATGGCCGAGGTCGAGCACGCGCTGATCCTGGAGCGCACGATGGGTGGCCGGATCAAGAAGATCTCCGGGGGAGGGTGGGCCAGCGGCACCCCGCCTTACGGATACATGCTCGACGACGACGGCGAGCCCGTCATCAACCCGGACGAGCTCGAACAGATCAAGCTGTTCGCCAAGCTGGCCCTCGACCAGAAGCTGCCCCGACGCGAGGCCGCCAAGAAGATGAACGAGGCCGGCCACCGGACCCGCACGGGCAAACTCTGGGAGGCCAACAACCTGATCCTCCGCATGCGCCTCGCCGTCCGCGGATACGTCGACTTCACCTTCTCCGGCACGAACGAGGACGGCGAAGAGGTCACCACCTCCTACCGGCTGGAGATGCCCCCGCTCTTCGAGGACGAGTCCCGCCGCAAGGCGCTGGAAGCCGCCCTGGAGGGCATGAAGGGCACCCCCCGGACCGGATACAGCAGTCACCTGCTCTCCGGGCACTTGATGAGCGAGTGCGGGCACTCCCGGTACGGCGCGGCCCGTGCCGACCAGGGCGATGTCGTCTACCGGTGCTCGAACCAGGCCACCATCGCCGAGGGGCACACCTGCAAGCAGATACCCGCCAAGGACACCGAGGGGTACGTCTGGGACGAGGTCGCCAAGCTCCTGTCGAACCCCGCCGAGATCATGGGGCTGATCGACGGGTGGCTGGGCTCTGTTCCCGACCGCGCGGAGTCCTACCGGGCCCGCCTGCAAGAGATCGACGCCGAGCTGAGCAAACTCCAGACCACCAAGCGCAAGAAGATCGCGCTCCTGGTCGCCGCCCTCGACGGGGACGACGAGGAGGACCAGAAGCTGGTCGAGGAACTGAAGGAGGGGATCGCCTCGAAGATGAAGGAGCTCCGCCAGGAGCAGGAGCGCATCTCGGAGTGGCTGGAGGAGGCCGAGAACAAGGAGGAGAAGGCGCAGGGTATGCGCTCGGTCATCCAGCGGATCGGTGAGAACGTCGAGGATCTCAGCACCAAGGAGAAGAAGCGGGTCTTGGAACTGCTTCAGGTCCGGGTCGACATCGTCGGCGAGAGCAAGTCCGGACGGGCGGGAGGCAGCAAGGACCCGATGCTGGAGTGGCACCGGGGGAACAAGATCAGCATCCCGCTCGGGGTCTCCGACGCGCAGTGGGGCCGAGTCGAAGGCATCCTGGCAGGAGGGCGAAAGCCGAAGCCGGAGGACCGGGCGTGCTTCGAGATGCTCCTGGAGAAGCTCCGCGAGGACAAGGGATGGCACGACTACGACCGTGATGAGCGCATGGGTGGCAAGGGCTGGGGTTTCTTCTACCGGCTCGCTCGCCGCTGGTTCATGGAGGGCATGTACGCCGAAGCCCTGGAGGCGATGGCCCCGTATGAGGGGGCCGCAACACCTGTTGGCTACACTCTGCCTCCCATGAAGATTTGCGGCGCGATCGATGATTCCCCGGAGGATGTAGTGAAAACTGAAGTAGGCGAGCGAACTCCTTCCACCAAGGGAATTCGCGGAACCGCTTCAGGTTTCGAGTTCGAGATCGGCAGCGCCAAGGCGTCCTGACCCGGTCAACGAAAGGCCCCTGTCACACGGCAGGGGCCTTCTTCGTATCTCCTGGCTCCGCCTACTACCGCAGGCCGTACTCTCGAAGCATGGCTGAGCACCTGGGAGATCGCCTCTACCGGCTCCGTCGGATGGCCAGCCTCACCCAAGAGGCACTGGCTGAACTGTCCGGCGTATCCGTGGACGTGATCAAGAAGCTGGAGCAGAAGCGGAAGCACTCCGCTCGCCTGCCCACCCTGCACTCACTCGCCAAGGGCCTCGGCGTCGAGCTGACCGCCCTCCTCGGCGACCCGCCCGGCGTCCCGTCAACGGGGGAGGTCGACTCCCCAGAGCTGGTCGCCCTGCGCCGTGCCGTCATGCCCCCGATGTTCATGCCGCCCGCCGAACCGAGCGACACCGAGCGCCTGACCGGACCGCTCCTGCGCCGCGAGATCTCCGACGCCTGGACCCTGTACCACGACGCCGACTTCGGCCGGCTCATGGCCGTACTGCCCGGCATCATCACCGACGCACGGTTCACCGCAGCAGTGGGCAACCCGGACGAGCGGGCAGCCGGACAGGCAGCCCTCGGCAAGGCGCTTCAGCTCGCCGGCCACCTGTCGATCCGCCTGGGCAAGACCGACCTCGCACTGTCCGCACTGGAGCGCGCGATGAACGCGGCCGACCAGTCCTCCGACCCCCTGCTCGGCTCGATGGTCAGCAACTCCGTGGCCTGGAACTACCAGCGACAGAACAGGCTCGACGACGCGACGAACCTGGCCGTCTACGCCGCCGACAAGGTGGACCGGGAGCAGACCGACACCGCGGAGAAGGTCCGGGTGTGGGGTGGCCTGGTCATGTCGGCCGCGACCAGCGCCGCACGCTCCGGGGACTACGACACGGCCAAGGACATGATGACGACGGCCGAGGACGCGACCAAGAGGCTCAGCAAGCTGCCCCCTCCTGTCGACGGCAAGCTGGTGTCTGTCTTCAGCCGCTCCTCCGTGCGGATCGAGCGGGTGCGCCTCGCCGTGCAGCACGCACGCCCGGACGAGGCCCTGCACTTGGCCAAGGGGATGCGGCTGTCCGCCGACACGCCCCCGTCGTGGCGTACGTGGCTGCTCCTCGACGTGGCTCGGGCGCACGCCGACCTGGGCGATGCCGAGGGGGCCGTGAAGGCCCTCACGAAGCTCCGGGAGGTGGCTCCTGGGTGGATGGCCCACCACACCCTTGCCGTCGCCATCGTGGGCGATCTGTGGGCGGGGCCGACGCGTCCTGCGGGGCTGCGGAAGCTCGCCGAGTTCCTTGGGGTGGCTGCGTAAGCCCCGAAAAGGGGGACGTTCCGTCCCTGTTTCGTCGCGCTGTGTGGCAAGAGCCTGTCTTGCAGACGGACGAAACGAGGGGTTGGCCATGGCACACACCGCGAGAGAGCGACTGTCCGAGGCGATGGAGCTGTTCGGTCACGAGGGAAGGTTGCTGGTCTTTCGTGACGGCGACGATCCGTTCGGCACCACCGCGGAAGGGGCCGACCCTGCCCCGCACAGTGGCGTCGAGACACCACGGTCCAGACTCAGCGAGGCAGTGGCGAGGGCCAACGCGAAGAGCCGGGGCGAGGTTCTGTGAAGGGCCCGACAGCGATCACCCGGCACGAGCAGTGGACGCTCACGCCCGACCGTGAGCCGGACGCGGTGCCGACCACGTACCAGTTGAAGTGCGCCGTGTGCGGCGAGGGGTCAGAGGCGGACGCCGCGTGGTACGAGCCCCAGTCGTGGGCGCTCAAGCACTCGGGGCGGAACCCCTCGCACCACTCGTTCAGCGAGATCATCACGCGCCCGTGGCGCACGTTCATGCACAACCCCTGAGACCGGCCCCGCCCGAGCATCGTTCCCCCGTGGCGCTTGGGCGGGGCCATCCAAAACGACGAAGAACCCCCCACCCAGGAAGGGCGGGGGGTTCTTGGTGATCAATCCTCAACCCGAGAGAGGGGAGGGGGTTGATCCAGTGGGCGTACTCGGAGATTACCGCACCGGGCAGGAGCCAGTCGCGCAGTCCTCATCGGTGCCGTCCTCGACGGACGTCAGCTCGTAGGTGTCGAACTCTTCCTCGGTGATCCGCTCGTACGGAGCCTGCGCTCGCGTGCCGTCCGGCATCAGGGTCGTGCCCTTCAGGTCGGGCAGCCACGCCTGGATGATCTTCGCCGCCTCGTCCGTGGAGTACTGCCCCTCGGGGAAATTACAGGTGAAGCTGACCGCGTTGTCGGCGTACTCCCGCTGGTACATGGCCTGGAAGGCGAGCATCGCGAAGAGGTCGATCTCGTCGGCGGACTGAACGACCGCGGGGTCGTAGCCCAGGGCCTCGACCTCGGCGACCAGCTTCTCCTTGGTCGGGTAGGCCACGACCATCGTGTTGCCGGACTGGTCGTAGATGCACTTCTCGACCAGGAGGCCGGCGTTCACCGCCTCCTGCACCGTCGCAGCCTGCGCCGGGTCGGTCATCGAGAACCGCACGCGGCGGATGAAGTGGCGGGCGTAGATCGGGTGGATGCCCTCGCTCACGCCCGGCAGCTTCGCGATCGAGCCGGTCGGCGCCACGGTCGTCACCTTCACGGGCTCCGGGGTGCGGAGCTGGAAGGAGTAGGCCCGTGCCTCCTCGCGGACCGAGTCGTACAGGTCGTTGAGCAGGTTACGGAACCCGTAGGAGTTGATCGCCCGCGAGTAGGAGATGCCCTGCTTCGCGAGGAAGCCCTGCACCCCGAGGTGGCCGACGCCGATGCGTCGCTCCGAGTGCATGACGTGGCGCTGCTCGTCGTCCGTCATGTCGCCGTAGGTGGCCCGGATCAGGAACCGCGTCATCAGGTCGTGCGCCCGCGTCAGGCCCTTGCGGTCGACCCGCCCGCCCTTCTCCTTCGGGGCGAAGTGGTCGAGGTTGACGTGGCCGAGTACGCACGCGCCGGTCGGAGGGAGCGCGATCTCTCCGCACGGGTTGGTGGCGACGACCTCGTTCACCTCGCCCTCGTTGGAGAGGGTGCTGTTCCAGTAGCCGGGCTCACCGTTGCGGAGCATCCCCTCGACCACACGGGTGTGGACGTGGTGCGCCTCCAGGCCGAGAGCCGTGTCGATGCTGCCCAGCGCATTGATGAAGGCGGAGTTGATCTCGACGCTGATGTTCGTCGTCCAGTGCTTCGAGCCGTCCGCCTTGCAGTCCAGGAAGGCGTCGATGAACGGGTCATCCCAGGCACAGATCGCCATCCGCGCGCTTCGACGCACACCGCCCGACACCACGCACTCCGCGATGGCGTGGTCCATCTCCATCGCCTCGATGGGCGTGAGGTGGCCGACGTTCCCGACGGCCGAGCGAGACAGGATGGAGCCGATCTCGGCCAGCATCCGGGCGAAGGGGCCGGGGCCGCTCGCCGTGCCACCGAACGTCTTCAGTCGCGAGCCCTTGCAGCGCACCCGGCTTACGTCGTAGACGCGCGCCTTGTGCTTCACCTCGCCGTCGCTCATGAACGTGTCGACCAGGTCGACCAGGGCGTCAGCCCATCCCTCGCGGGAGTCCTCGACCTCGAAGGCGCCGGCCCAGTCCGAGTCGTACTCGGTCGAGAGCAGGCCCGCGGTCTTCATCTCCTCGTAGTCCTGGTGCATCGGGTCGCACACCACGTGGACGTCGAGCTCGCGGCGCGGCGTGCCGTACGGGGCGAGGTACTTCGAGCTGTAGTTGCCGCCGACCCCGCCGCCCTCCATCAGGCGCATGAAGGTGAACTCGAAGTGCCTGGACAGCTCCTCGCCCCAGGGGGCGACGTGGCAGTTGAACAGGTACTGGCGACCCTTCACGCCCGTCGCCCACAGATGGCGCCCTGCGGGGATGATGGCGAACTGATCCATGTGGGAGACCAGCTCGTCGTGTTCGGCCCGTACGTCCTCGCTCCAGGCCGTCTGGTCGGCACCGTGGACGAGGGCGAGGTTGCCAGCCGCGACGCGGCGGACAGTGTCGGGCCAGGTCTCCTTCGAGCCATCGGCCAGCGTGCGGGAGTAGGTGCGCTCATACACGAGTCGGCCGGTGGGCCCGAACGGAACCTGGTTGTCGGTCGTCACTGCTGAAGTCCTCCTGAAGTAGTGGGTCTCTCACTGCCTGAAGGGGGCGGCCCGAAGGCCACCCCCTGCGTCACTTGCACACCTGGTCCGTTTACATCGGCCGACCAGTGAGCTCACCGAGCACCACGATCAGGCGCTTCAGCGTCCCCGCGCTGTACGCGGCGAGGTCGGACAGCACCTTCATCTGGGCCGCCGTCTCCTCCGCGGTGGGGGAGGGGTTGGCGAGGAACGTCAGGCTCAGGTCGATGCGCTCGTCGAGGTAGGGGATCGCGGCAGCGGCCTGGATACGCAGCCCGTCGAGAGCGACGCGCTTGGTGAGGCCGGCCTGCTCGTCCTCGTTGAAGGGGCGGGAGTAGATCTGCCCGTCGTCCGCGTTGCGCCAGAAGTACAGCAGGCGGTCGTTGTCCCAGAACTCCTTGTTGAACTCGGTCATCCCTACGGGCGGGGCGATCGGCTCGGGGGTGGTCTCACTCACTGGTGTCTGCCTCCAACTGGTCGTATCCGTCGATGTACTTGTCGCCGTTCAGCCAGGCCGTCACCTTGCCGACAGCCCGGTCGGCGGCCTCTTGTGCTGCGGACCGCTTCACTCCGCGCAGGGAGCCGATCTCGTCGTAGCCGTAGTCGAAGCCGTAGCGCAGGACGAGGGACTGGCGCTCGACGAGGGAGAGCTCCGTCCGCTTCCATGCCTGCTTGATGTCGGCGATGTGGACGAAGAGCGGGCTGCCCTTCTTCGGGTCCTTGTAGCCGCGCGGCATGTCCGCGTCGGGGACCTGCTCGGCCTTGATGCCGTACGCCGCCTCGCTGTCCCAGGCGGCCGGGAGGATGTGCTCGACAAGAGCTCGGCTGTAGCAGGTCACTCGGCCTCACCGAACGCTTCCAGGTTCGCTTCGTACGACACCTGCTTGCGAGCGTGCCCCGCCTCCCGGTCGCTCTTGTCGAGGAGTCGGGAGTACAGCCGCTTGTAGAGCTTCGGCTCGTCGATCGTGCCGTCCGCCTTGAGGTACCGCGCCATCTCGGCCGGCCTGGTGGCCGCGTAGATGATGGCCTCCTGCCTCATGTCCTCGAAGTCGACGACGCCGCCCCGGTCGCGAGTGACCGCTCGGGCAGCCGCCTCGATCGGGCGGTCGTAGATGCCGGTCTCGACGAACGACCAGTCGGCCCGCGCCTCTTCGGCGCTGTCGTAGGCGTTGGTCACCTCGATCAGGTTGAGACTCACTTGCTGACTACCTCCTTCACGGGCACGCGCCCGTCCTTGGTTACTGCGACGATCAGTCCGGGGGCTCCTCCCGAGCCTCTGCTGTGCCGGAACCACGTCGACTCGGACTCCATCGACGGCGCCTGGATGAAGGTCCGCGGCCCGTCTGCTTCGATCAGCTCGTGGTGCAGGTGGCCGGCGAGGAGGACGTCCGCCTGGTGCATGGCGGAGTCCTTGTTGAACGCCTGGCCCTTCCACCAGTCCCACTGCTTGCCCGGCCGGAACTGGTGGCCGTGGACGTGGGCGACGACCGTGCCCGAGCACTCGACGACGACGCTCAGCTCGTCCGTGTCCGGGACGAAGAACTCGACGTGGCCGAACCGGTCGGGGTTGAGGTCCGCTGCGTCCTTGACGGCGATCAGGGACTCGGTGTCGTGGCTGTCGTCGTAGCGGGTCACGCCCTTGCCGGAGAACCGGACGGCCTCGCCGTGGTTGCCGGGGACGGCGACCATCGTGAGGCGGCTGCACTTGGGGGCGAAGAGCAGGAGCGCGTGGAGCATCACTCGACGGGTGAGGCGGATCTGCTCGTTCAGGGTGAGCGGGGTCCGCCAGACGTTGGCGCCGCCCTGCGAGACGAAGCCTTCGATGTGGTCGCCGGCCCACGCGATGTGGACGTGGGCGATGGGGAAGCGGAGGCGGTACTCGTCGAGGAGGCGGGCCGCCTCGTTCAGGCACCCGACCGTACGGCGGAGGGTTCCTTCGACTCCGTCGCCGTCGATCTTGCCGAACTGCATGTCGCCGAGGATGACGAGGAAGGTGTGCTCGCCGGCCTGCTCGTCGCGCTCCAGGGCCGGGCTGGAGTCGATGGCTGCCAGCAGCTCGTCGAGACCGAGACCCACGTCTGTCACAGTTGCACACTTGGTGCGAGCGAAGGAGAAGCGGGTGCTCACGCCCGTGTCCCCGTTGGCCATCGTCCACTCCGAGGAGCGGAAGCCGGTGACCGTCCACTCGGCAGGGTCCAGGCCCTGGCCCTTGAGCACGTCGGTCGCGGCGGTCTCGGTCTGCTCGAACGTCTCGGCCCGGACGGTGACGTCGGCCGCGTCGCCCTTGACCTCGATCTGCCGGGTGAAGTCCTTCTCGGGGTCCGTGGTCCTGGCCGCGACCGTGGGGCCGATCGGCTTGGCGAGGAGTCCGTCAAGCAGCTCGCTCACTG